CTGGGAAAGGCCATCTACTACCCTTTTAATTTTTGCCAATCACAAGTTCAATTATGCCTTCACCGCCTGCAAAGTTTTCCAGTGCCTTGCCAATTATGGTACCTACTTTTGGACTTGCAATTGTTACTGCACGAGCTCTACCATTTCCTGCTGACACCATTAGATCACCTTTGCGTACAACACCTGTTACCTTGACTGGAACTCTACCAATCAGTGCCACTGGCAATGTGATATCACCAACAATGCCCGAATTCATCAGGTGTGCAGGATTGGTTGATATCACGCCAGCAACTCGTTTGCTAGAATCAGTGTTACTTATTGTGATTTCTTGAGTGCCGTCAAAATCTACCACAGTTCCTGCATCATATTCAGCGTCACTCACATACATCTCTGCCAAGTCGGCGTAGAGTGCTGTGGTTGCTTGAGCAAACAGTCGATTGAAGTATGTGCCGGAACTACCAATGTTGCCCACTGCGTTACCTGCACCATTCACAATGGCTGTGGCTGCTGCACCTGAGTTCACAGTAAGTATGCCTGCTGTGGTTAAGTTGCCACCGGTAATATTGCCAGTTACACTAGTAAGACCTGCATTGATCAAATTGCCTACATTTACATTGCCAGTTGCACTAATCAGTCCACCTGTCAAGATGTTGCCACCGGTAATATTGCCAGTTACACTAACTGTTGAACCTGTGTGAGTTGTTGCATTGACGTTGGCCCCGCCTAAGATATTGCCGCCACTTATGTTGCCAGTTGCACTAATCAAACCACCTGTCAACAAATTACCGCCGGTGACATTGCCACTTGCACTGACAACTGAGCCTGTGATACTTGGAGTTGCCCCTTGCAACACTGTGGTTCCGCCTGCAGGATTGGTAATCACAACCGCTGTTGCATTGGCACTGATCTGACTGTTGCCCAGATAAATTGTGCTGTTGCTCAACCATAAGTCTTTCCAACGCTGTGTTGTTGTACCCAGGTCATATGTGACATTGGCACTTGGCAACAAGTTACCGCCCAAAGTCACTCGATCTGTGCTGAACACAGCCACATTGCTGACACCACCAACAGTGATGTTGGCATTGCCATTTATGGTCTGGATATCAATCTGTGTGGTTCCGTTCTGGATTCTATCGCCCAGAATGTTGCCGCTGAGGGTGGCGTTACCAGTCACACTCAAATCGCCAGTGATTGCCACCGCACCTGATGTGATAACCATCACGTTTGATGTTCCGCCAACTGACGCTGCAATATTGCCGCCTGAGCTGACCACAGTCATGTTGGTTGTGCCGTTGTTGATGTTGCTCACGCTGGTAATAATGCCGCTCAACGAAGCACCGTTACCATAATAGTTTGTGGCATACACATTTCGGAATGTTTGTCCGCTGGCACCAATGTCATACACATTGCTAGTAGCTACCAGCATGCTGCCCGAGATTGCCACGTTGGCAACTACTCCGCCTGCAAATGCAGGACTGGTTGTGTCAACCCAGTACTGGCTTGTGCCGTCACTGAGATATTCGTACAACACGTCTGTGGATGTGTTGTACCACTGCCATCCGTTGCCTGCACCCGAAGGTGGAGTGGTACTTGCTGTGAAGTTTACTCCAAACACAATGGCCTGACCATTGGCATAGTAGTAGTTGTTGGACAGGATGTTGCCACCAGCAATGTTGCCAGTGGTAGTGATCAATCCTGTTGTGCTGATGTTACCACCAGTGATGTTACCACTTACAGACACAACTGATCCCAGTATACTTGAACCAGTGATTGTTCCTGTTGAACTGATCAGTCCACCTGTCAACAAATTACCACCAGTGATGTTGCCTGTGGCACTTGCGGTGCCACCTGTGGCAATATTTCCACCGGTTACAGTGGCAGAACTTGTGATGGTTGAAGTAGCACTTATCAAGCCACCTGTGAGTACATTACCACCTGTGATATTGCCTGTGGCACTTGCTGTTCCGCCAGTGGCTAAATTACCGCCAGTTACAGTACCTGCTGCACTTGCGGTACCACCTGTGGCAATATTTCCACCGGTAACATTAGCTGAACTTGTGATGGTTGAAGTAGCACTTATCAAGCCACCTGTGAGTACATTGCCACCTGTAATATTTCCTGTAGCACTTGAAGTACCGCCTGTGGCAATATTTCCACCGGAAATTGTTGATGTAGCACTGATCAGCCCACCTGTGAGTATGTTACCACCTGTGATATTGCCAGTTGCTGATGCAGTTCCGCCTGTGGCAATATTTCCACCGGTTATTGTGTTAACGCCGGTTATTGTTCCAGTAGCACTTATCAATCCACCTGTGAGTACATTGCCGCCTGTGATGTTGCCAGTGGCACTTGCGGTGCCACCTGTGGCAATGTTTCCACCTGTTACTGTTCCGCTTGCACTTAACACGCCGGTGATATACTCGCCAGTTGTGGCAAACACAGCAACATTGGATGTACCATTGACACTGACTGTAACATTGGCATTGGCAGCAGCAATAGTTACGTTAGATGTGCCATTGTTGATATTGGCCACACTTGTGATAACACCAGTTAGTGACGCACCATTACCTAGAATATAGTTACCAGTAACATTACCAGTAGCACTTACTTGGCCGGCTGTTAAGACATTGCCACCTATTACATTTGCAGTGGCACTGAGTGTTGTACTTGAAATTACATTGGCGCCAGAAATATTGCCGCCTGATCCAGAAGTTGAAATGTTTCCAAAAGTAGCGTTACCAGTTGCCGAAACTATTCCACCTGTGAGTACGTTACCGCCTGTGATGTTACCAGTGACACTAGCTGTTCCACCTGTGGCCAAGTTGCCACCGGTTATTGTGGCAGCACTGGTGATGGTTGATGTGGCACTGATTAGGCCACCTGTTAACAAATTACCACCAGTAATATTGTTTGCACTTGTGATAGTGCCAGTTGAACTGATCAGTCCACCTGTTAAGACATTGCCACCAGTGATATTACCAGTAGCACTTGCAGTTCCACCTGTGGCCAAATTGCCACCTGTTACAGTACCTGCTGCACTAGCTGTTCCGCCAGTGGCCAAGTTGCCACCGGTTATTGTGGCAGCACTTGTGATTGTTGACGTAGCACTAATTAATCCGCCTGTGAGTACATTGCCGCCGGTAACGTTACCGCTTGCACTGACAACCGATCCCAACAAGCTAGAACCAGTTACTGTGCTGGTTGCGCTAATTAGGCCACCTGTTAGCAAATTACCACCAGTGACATTACCTGATGCACTTAGACTTGCTGCACCAAATGTGCCAGCAGTGGAAATATTACCACCGGTAATGTTGCCAGCAGCACTAATCAGGCCACCTGTGACCACATTGCCGCCGTTAACGTTGCCTGTCAAACTTACGCTGGTACCTGTTGCAGCACCAATATTGGGTGTGGTCAGGTTAGCACTGGCCTTGACAATGATATTGCCTGTGCCGTCAAATGCTGTGGTATTGTTGTCAACTTTGGCTGAGAATACTGTGCCGTCGAGGCTTAGACCGGCTGCAGAATTGGCTGAGTAAACTTGGCTGCTACTGAATATACTAAAAGTAATATTTGACGTACCAAATGTAATTACACCTGTTGGAGCACTAACAATAAAGGCTGTGCCGGCATTAACAGTACCGTTGGTAGTGAAGAAATAATCATTGATACTCAAATCAGTTGTACTGTCTGGCCCGTATGTGTCAGCGTCTGTTGAACGAGTAATTACTGTACTACTGGTGTAAACATACACACCGTTTTGCACAGCATTGGCCTGATCTTTGACCAGAATACGTGTGCCAACTGTTTGAACATTGGCAGTATCGATCAAGTTGAATGAGCCAGTTGTGGTCAATGTGGCACCAACCCCAGACGTACCATTGTTGTAAGTTACTGTACCACCTGTGGTTGTAGCCAGGGTAGTAGTTGTTGCTGCAAAAACTGGTTGGTGATAAGCAATAGCTGTTGTAGCAAGATTGTCAACATATTCTTTTGTGGCTGCATCAGATGCTTGAGCCGGATAATTTACATTGTTGATCCAGGTATTTGCAGACAATACAATATTGCCAGCAGGATTCAAGTTCAAATTACCTGATGCTGTGCTGATTGTCAATGCACCACTTGTGGGTCTGATAGTGCTGGTATTAACATTGCCAGCAATAACATTGCCAGTTACTGATACCAGTCCAGAGGTCAACAAGTTGCCGCCTGAAATGTTAGATGTTGTTGTGATGCTGCCAGTTGAACTGATCAGTCCACCTGTCAACAAATTACCACCAGTTATGTTACCTGCTGCACTTGCAGTACCGCCTGTGGCAATGTTTCCACCAGTAATTGTTCCTGTCGCTGACGCTGTGCCGCCTGTGGCAATGTTTCCACCAGTAATTGTTCCTGTCGCTGACGCTGTGCCGCCTGTGGCCAAATTGCCACCTGTTATTGTGGCAGCACTTGTGATAGTTGAAGTAGCACTTATCAAACCACCTGTTAGCAAATTACCACCAGTGACATTACCTGATGCACTCAGACTTGCTGCGCCAAATGTGCCAGTAGTGGCAATATTACCACCAGTAATATTGCCAGTAGCACTGATTAACCCACCTGTGAGTACATTGCCACCTGTGACATTGCCTGTGGCACTTGCGGTACCACCTGTGGCAATATTTCCACCTGTTATTGTTCCTGCAGCCGAAGCTGTTCCGCCAGTGGCCAAGTTGCCACCAGTTACGGTAGCAGCACTTGTGATAGTTGATGTGGCACTGATTAGGCCACCTGTTAACAAATTACCACCAGTTATGTTACCTGTTGCTGACGTAGTACCGCCTGTGGCCAAGTTGCCACCTGTTATTGTGTCAACACCAGTTATTGTTCCAGTGGCACTGATCAACCCACCAGTTAGCAAATTGCCGCCGGTTACTGTACCTGTTGCACTTGATGTACCGCCTGTGGCAATGTTTCCACCAGTTACTGTACCGCTTGCACTCACAACACCTGTAACATATTCACCTGTTGTAGCAAATACCGCAACATTTGATGTGCCATTAACACTGACTGTAACGTTGGCGTTGGCAGCAGCAATAGTCACATTTGATGTGCCATTGTTGATGTTGGCCACACTTGTGATGACTCCGGTCAAGGACGCACCGTTACCCAGGATATAGTTACCAGTTACGTTGCCGGTTGCACTTACTTGACCGGCTGTTAAGACATTGCCACCTGTGATATTGCCTGTGGCACTTGCGGTACCGCCTGTAGCAATGTTTCCACCTGTTACAGTTCCTGCTGCTGACGCAGTTCCGCCTGTGGCCAAATTGCCGCCGGTTATTGTTCCGGTTGCACTTGCAGTGCCACCTGTGGCCAAGTTGCCACCTGTTATTGTGGCAGCACTTGTGATGGTTGATGTAGCACTGATCAGTCCACCTGTGAGTACATTGCCGCCAGTGATATTGCCTGTTGCTGATGCTGTGCCACCTGTGGCAATATTTCCACCTGTTATTGTGTCAACACCAGTTATTGTTCCAGTGGCACTGATTAACCCACCTGTGAGTACATTGCCACCTGTGATGTTGCCTGTAGCACTTGCGGTACCACCTGTGGCAATATTGCCACCTGTTATGGTACCAGTTGCACTTACTTGGCCTACTGTTGTTACGTTGCCACCAATTACGTTGCCCACTGCACTAACAGTGGTTCCTGCTGCTACCGCATTAGTTGCAGCTAGATTGTTGGAACTAAAATTATTGGCTGTAAAAATTGCAGTGGCATTTGAGCTGAGTGATTGATCACCAAGAACCAGTGTGTTACCGCTTAGATACAAGTTTTTCCAAAGTTGTCCTGGGCCGCCAAGACTGTATGTTGCATTAGCAGAGGGCAATAAATTACCAATTACATTGCCAGTAATACTAAAATTGCCTGTTTGTGTTACTCCGCTGGTTACTAGGTTGCCACCTGTGACATTGCCGGTAGCACTTGCAGTACCGCCTGTGGCAATGTTTCCACCGGTTATTGTGCCAGCAGCCGAAGCTGTTCCGCCTGTGGCCAAATTGCCACCTGTTACTGTACCTGTAGCCGAAGCTGTTCCACCTGTGGCCAAATTGCCACCTGTTACTGTACCTGTAGCCGACGCTGTTCCACCTGTGGCCAAATTGCCACCTGTTACGGTGCCTGCTGCACTTGCTGTTCCGCCAGTGGCCAAATTGCCACCTGTTACTGTACCGCTTGCACTAACAACACCTGTAACATATTCACCAGTTGGGGCAAACACAGCAACATTAGGAGTTCCTGTAACCGTGATTGCAATATTGCTATTGGCTGCTGCTGCAATATTGCTGTTGCCTGCTGTGATTGGGAAACCTGCACTTGACGCTGTAACCCCAGTTAATTGACTACCGTTACCAAAGTAATAATTACCTGTGATGTTGCCGCTGGCAACAATGTCCACACCCACAGTCAAGTTGCCATTTACTGCAATGGTATTGGCAGTAATAACATTTGCTGTGGATAAAATTCTAGTCCAGCTGTTGGTTGCGCTGGAATACTGGTATGATACCTGATTAACTACGGTTACTTGACCGTTTGTGGGTGTTGTTGGAAATGCCATTGATTAAGCTCCTGGTATTGGTTATATTGTATTTATAAAAAAAACAGATTTAGAAATTACAGTCTGTATTATTTTATGTTTGCTTGCTCTGCCAGCCACTGTTCTCGGGTCATTTGACGCGGTTGCAGAGCGGTTTTTTGTTGTTCAAACCACTGTTCTCTAGTCATTGTTGGCTCATTTATCTGAGCTGTTTGCTGAGCCAGCCATTCTTCTGCTGTCATGGTAGGGCGAGAATCTCGCAACAATGTTGGTGCATGAGTGATCTTGATCTGTTGTTGGCTTGCCAACCACTGTTCTCTAGTCATTGGGCTGGCCGATTGTTGTTGGGCCAGCCATTCCTGATCAGTCATTTTTGTTTCTTCTGCTAGCCATTGCTCAACTGTCATTTTTGCCACTGGATTTTCAACCGTTTGTGGATTTGCTGTTGGTGAATCGCCCATTGGATGACGTGGATACTTTTCTTTTACTGCTCGTATTCTGGCTGCCATGGCTGCTGGAAAAACACCGGCATGATACAGTGCATCCAGTTGTTCTTGCACACTAGGATACTCTCTAGCACGATTACGTTGATACATGTTCCAGTCATAGGCCTGTTGCAGTCGCCGTTGCTCTTCGAGTATTTGTGCCGTGGTCACTGGAGCCGTTTCGGGCTTGTGCCAGATTATTGTTTTGTCATACATGCCCACACTGACTTCTGCCCCGGGCACCAGACTCTGTATAGCATGAAACAGTGTTATCATGATGAGGTAATCTCCATGGCTATTAACCAAATATTTGTGCTGGTAAGTGTACTACTAGCATTGGACACTTTTTGTTGTAATTTGTAGGTCACCGGCGATGTGGTTCCCGGGCTGTCTACATAACTGTAAGATACAGAACCCGTAACTCCAATACCACCGCCTGACACTGTTGTTCCGCATGTTTGTATTTGCAAACTGGTGCTAGGGCTTCTAACCAACTGAGTGTCAGCTGTGACGTCTTGTCCTGCCAGTGATGTAAAACTAGCAGTACCCGTGGCCACAACAAAAATCTTGCTGGTTGCACTTGATGGGGTAATAGTCACGTTGGCATAGCTGATGTCTGCATAGCTGGTGCTGTTTGTGATACTGCCTCCAAGGCTTGAACTCATCACTGTTTGTACCACTGCACCCAGTGGCATGTTGAACGCAGGCAATCTGTTGTTGGTATAAAGATTCTGAGTATACGTGTTACGGAAATATACTGTGCTAGTACCAATGTCATAGGTGACATTGCCAACCGGTACCAGGGTGCCAGAAATTGCCACATTAGCAACTACTCCACCTGCAAATGCAGGACTGGTTGTGTCAATCCAGTAGGTGCTTGTGCCATCATCAAGATATTCATACAGCACATCGTTGGCAGTATCATACCACTGGTCAGTTACCTTGGGCGCAGGTGATACCGGAGGTGCTGTGTTGGCAGTGTATATCACACCCGGTGGTACTGGTGTACCATTGGCATAATAATAGTTGTCGGACAGTATGTTGCCGCCGGTGATGTTGCCTGATACGCTTACTGCTCCAGAAACATATGCACCTGTGTTGGCGATCACAACCACATTACCTGTGCCATTCACACTCATGGTGATGTTGGCGTTAGCAGTGGCAATGCTTACATTGCTGGTACCGTTGCTGATGAATGTAGTGTCTACACCAAATTCACCCACATATCTATAACCCACAACATAGATTGTGTTGGCTGTTCCGGTACCAATGGCTGCTGGTATAGTTGCGCCGTTAAAGTTTAGTACACCTGATTGATAATCAAAGAACCAGGTGTCGTCTGCACCCGATCCTGCACCAAACAACTTGGTACCTACTGTTTGAGCATTTGTAATACCAGGTGCAGCCGCATAAACCTGCACCAGATAATTGTCACCAAACTGTGTGGGAATCCAGTTGATTGAGTTTGTTTTCCAAGTTTGATTGTCTGGTGCTGTGAGATCTTCTGTACATTGTACTGTGGGACTGTATCCGGCTCCGCCGCCATCTTTGTATACCTGCACCAGTGGCGTGGTATTGGCAGGCGGTGAGGCAGGTATGTTTCCACTCTGTGTCCAGATAAGGTCGCCGCGATACAACAGTGGACTGGCAATACTTTCGTTAAAGGCTTCTTTGGAGGCTGGCTCGGCTGTTTTGGTTACACCGTAACCAACCTTTTTCCAAAGATAATCAATCTTTTGTGATTCGTTAAACGAAGCAGCCATTAAGACACCACTCCTATCTGCAGATCTGTGATAGATTGTCCGGCCGCTAACGCAATTCTAATTAGAATATTGGTACCAGTGCTGTTGGCGGCGTTTTGAGATCCTAGGGTCATTGTGTAAGCTACGTTAGAGATTGCTGTATTTAATGGAATTACATCTGCCCCGGTCAAGGCACAACCATTTGACCCGTTGCCGCCTGTGCCAGTGGCTGCACCAGGAACTCCTGATCCAGCATACTGAGTAGATGCTTCTAACCATCCGTTGATGGTACTGGTAGGTCCTGGGAACCCCGGTGTGGGCGATGAGAATCCGCTTTTGTCTATTGTGGTTCCAGGTGCAGCCAGCCATACGCCTGCAACACCTGTGGTTGTGGTTAATCTAATATCAAAGTTTGCAAGACTCGGTCTTGCAAATGCAAAAGTAAAGTACTGTGTGCTGGTGCGTCCGCCAGTGACTGACAAGTTTGGTCCTACTGGCAAATATCCTGTGCTGAGATCAACTGCATACTGTTTGAGCACACCGTATCGAACCACAGCTTCTGGTGTTCCAGCAATGGTTTGTGCTCCGGACCAGGCGTTGGCAGTGTAAAAATTGGTTGAATTAGAAAACACCGGAGTGTTGCCGGCTGTGCTCATCACTATTCGTATGGCTGCTTGTGTGTTGGCAGTGGGTGTACAAGTAATTGCCTGTTCGTTTATGCCAGAGTTTGCACCTGCGTACATCTGTATATTTGCTGGCAACTGCACTGTGGCACTGGTTCCAACCACGTTGAATATGTTGGCCTGCAAAGTGGCCACACTGTTGTTGGCTCCTGTTAAGTTGGCAGTCAAGTTGCCAAGTGTGTAAGATGAACCAACACCCACATTGGCATTTAGGTTGGCTCCTGTCAGGAAGCTGTTGCCAGCATTGTTGATTGTGCCAAGTGCTTTGGTCTGTGTTGCAGATAATATGGCTCCAGATCCTTCGATCACTGTTCCACTGGCCAACACAAACGGATCTGCACTTCTAAATGTTTGTCCGGACAAGTTTGCCACCGCCAGTGTGGCAATGGTAATTGTAGGTGATCCTGTGTTGTAATAAGGAATACCCGAAATATATCGGTATGTGCCTGCTGTGGCTTCGACCAGAGCAGTACTGGCAGTGATCAAGCTAGGTGCTGAATTCAAATTGTCTTTGACAAAGCCCACATAGTTGGTGTTGCCTGTTACGGAATCTACCAATTTGTAGTTGTTGTAACCAGTGCTCAGGCTGCTGAGAGCACAAGCAACATTGGCATTGAACACCTTGTAGAAGTAGCTTGGTACAGCAGCGTTGGCCACGTGCAAGTCTCGATCTTGAGTGATTACCAATGCACCCGAAGTTCCAACTGTGTTGCTCACATTGCTAAATGCCACGTTGCCAGCCGCAGTATTGTTGACATAGGCAAACAAGTTGGCGGTAAACTGAGTTGAACTTATTCCTGTGTTGGCATTGATAATATTGGCAGCGGTAGCAATCAGTGTGGTTGTTGCAAAACGTGTGACACTGGTGCCATTGGCCACAATATTGCCGCCTGAAGCATCTGTTGCTCCAGCTGCCAGTAACGGACTGGTCCCTTCGCTGGTGTTAGCTATGGCCAAGTTGGAGAATCCACTAAGATTAGTAGGTGCTGTAGGATTGGCAGCAATAAAAATATAACCAACATTGGAGATTGTGTTGCTTTGAGCAGTACTGGTTATACCGTTGGGTGTGCCGTTGGCCGTGAGTGCCACTGTGAACGCACCAGTGCTGTTATAGGTGTGCAGTGTGTTGCCCACATTTGACACACCATTGCTGAATGTGCTATCACCCCAGGACCAGTTGGCCAGATTACTGTTCTGACTGGTGTTCTGGAATGTGAATGTTGATCGGTTGGAAGTATTGTAATCAGTATAGAGATATCCCACTCTGGCATTGCCTGTGTTGGCAGTGGCATCGGTTACAACGTTGGCTGTGGTTCCAATGTAGTTGCCACGCACTTGAGGTTCTATTGTGATTGTGATGTTACCACTCCGGGCTGGGCTGCTGCTGTAACCAGTGTACAGGAACAAATTGGCTGTGAACTGTTGATAAACGTTGCCAGCTTGATTGGCAGCACTCAACACAAATGTGTTTGTGACATTGGCTGCTGCTGGGTTACCTGCAATACCTGTGCCCACATTGACATTGCTGATATTGCCGTCACCGTAGTTGAAGTTGTACAATTGTTGTGCGCCAAAACTGGCTGTGTTGCCTGGCGTGCCATTTGAGTCGTTGCGGAAACTTATACCACCTAGGCCGTTGATCACGTTGGCCCGATTGGCAGTGACAAACACATTGCCGGTTTGAGGAGCATAAACTTTTACGTTGCTGGCCGATGATACCACAGTAACGTTGCCCGGACCTGCGGTGTTGCTGGTGCCACTTAGAACTGCACTGTACAAGCTGTCTGCGTTGGACGACACAGAATTGTACTGATGAGTTACATTGGTAAACGATGTGTTGCCTAATCCTGGACCAGCAGTAAAGTTAGCAGTACCATCTCCAAAACTCAGATCATACCAGACCACATACTGGCTGGTATTGGTTATGGTAATAATGTTGCCTGTGTTGAAACTGTTGCTGCTCAGAGTAAATGACGGTATTGGACTTGGTGTGTACAACACAATGTTTGAAATTGATGCTGTACTAGTTGATCCTTTGGCGCCATTGGCTGCATTGCCATTGTAGGTTCCATTGGTATTGAAGGCGGTGAAGTTCACAGTAAAAGTTCCGCCTAGTGCATTGCTAAAGGTATGAACCGCATTGGCTGTGGTAGCGTTGGCTGTGCCATCCCCAAACTGCCACAAGAAACTATTGGGATTACCAATATAACGACCAGTGAATGCTACTGACAACGGGCTGGGTCCAGAATAAACGTTGGCAGTGATATAGGCATTGCCCACATAGGTACTGTTAGCAATATTCAATGACACTTGATTCAGATCGTCTAGGCCATCTGTAACAAAAGTACCTGTGGTCCATCCAGGATAAGCAACATTGGCTGTTAGGCTACCGTCTGTGGGTGTGCCTAGTGTGATGGTATTGCCCACACCGCCGGACGCAATGACATTAGAAAGTCCAGCACCGTTGCCAGAAAAATAGCCAGCAGTGATGTTGCCGGTTGCACTTATTGTTCCACCAGTTAGGATGTTACCGCCGGTGACATTGGCAGCACTTGTAATGTTACCAGTTGCTGAAATCAAGCCGCTGGTGTTGACATTTCCACTGTTGATGTTGCCTATTAAACTTAGACTTGTGCCTGTGGCAGCACCAATATTGGGTGTGGTAAGATTAGCACCTGCTTTGACAATGATATTTCCACCAGCATCAAATGCTGTGGTATTCAGATCAACTTTGGCTGAGAATACAGTACCAGTTAGACTTAGTCCAGCGTCAACATTGGCAGTGTAGGCAGTTGTTTGACTAAACAGAGCAAAAGTAATGTTGCTTGTGCCAAAAGTAATAGTGCCCAGCGGTGAATTGACTATGAAGGCAGCACCAAGATTGACATTACCGGTGCTGGTAAAGAAATAATCGTTTAGACTTATCTGTTGCGAACTATCTGGACCATATTCGTCTGCATCAGTGGCTCGAACAATTGCTGTGGCATTGGCCCAGGTGTAAATGCCGTTTTGTACCGCATTGGCTTGATCTTTGACCAGGATACGTGTGCCCAGTGTTTGAACATTGCTGGTATCAACTAGATTGAATGAGCCAGTGGTGGTCAGTGTTGCCCCAACACCATTGGCTACTCCGTTGGGCTGAGCATATGTGATTGTTCCGCCTGTGGTTGTGGCCAGGGTAGTAGTGGTAGCTGCATATACAGGTGTGTGGTACGCTATAGCAGTTGACACCATGTTGTCAACATATAATTTTGTTGCAGCATCGGTATCCTGTGCTGGATAGGCCACACTGTTGATATAGGTGTTGGCCAACACAATATTGCCAGCCGGTTGCAGATTCAAATTGCCCGACGCAGTGGTAATTGTCAACGGCCCGCTGACAGGTCTAATAGCACCAGTATTGACATTGCCAGCAATCACATTGCCTGTGACACTTGCAAGTCCTGTGGCAAAAATATTGTTGCCAGAAATATTACCAGTTGCGGTAATCAATCCTGCTGTGCTTAAATTACCAACGGTGGCATTGCCAGTTGCTGATATTAAGCCATTGGTTAGAACATTACCGCCCAAAATATTAGCAGCAGCACTAAATGTTGTGGCACTAATTACATTAGCCCCAGTGATATTTCCTCCAGAGCCAGACGTAACAATGTTGCCGCCGATAACATTACCGGTTGCTGATATCAGCCCACCAGTTAATAAATTACCACTGGTTGTGTTTCCTGTTACAGTCAAGCTGGATAATGTTCCAACCTGTGTTAAACTTGAATATAGTACGTTTGAACTTAGTGTATTGCCTACCAATGCATTGGCATTTACACTAGATGCTGCAACACCTGTTAGTTGACTACCGTTACCAATAAAGTAATTTCCAGTGACATTGCCGGTTGCTGATATCAATCCCGCTGTGTTAATGTTACCAGCAGTAACATTAGCAGTTGCGGATATCAATCCAGCAGTGAGTAAGTTGCTGCCAGTGATATTACCTGTTGCACTAATTAGGCCAGTAACATATTCACCTGTGGTAGAAAATACTGCTACATTGCTTGTTCCGCCTATGCCAACTGTGACATTACCTCCAGAACTAACCACAGTAACGTTGGATGTTCCAAGGTTGATGTTGGCCACACTGGTAATCACACCAGTTAGCGATGCACCGTTACCCAAGATATAATTGCCGGTTATGTTGCCTGTTGCACTTATTGTTCCACCAGTTGATAAATTACCACTGTTTGTGTTTCCGGTTACGCTCAGATTGCTTAGAGTTCCAACCGATGTTAGACTTGAGTTTAATACATTTGAACTCAGGGTGTTGCCCGTTAGTGCGTTGGCATTGACCCCGGATGCTGTTACACCGGTTAATAAACTACCATTACCAATAAAGTAATTGCCACTAACATTGCCTGTGGTTGATACCAGTCCAGTTAAATTTGGTAAGTTGCCCGAATATGTTGGCAGGTAAGCTGCCACATCAGCATTGCTGTATCCTGCTGGCAATCCTGTGATCAACGCACCGTTACCAAGCAAATAACTGCCTGCTATGTTGCCTGTGGCACTTATGACACCAGTGACATATGCACCAGTGTTGGCAAACTGTGCTATATTACTAGTTCCACTTACACCAACTGTGACATTGCCATTGGCACCCACAACAACATTACTATTGCCATTCAACAGTGACGATCCAGCTGTTACTGTGATGCCTGTTAGTAACGCACCGTTACCAACAAAATAGTTGCCTGACACATTGCCGACCGCACTAACTTTGCCAGTGGTCAGTAAGTTTCCACCAATCACATTGCCTGATGCGCTGAGAGTTGTGGCACCAAAAGTTCCAGATACAGAAATATTGCCTGCTGAAACATTTCCAGAGACCGATAAGCCATTGCCAACAAAGGTGTTGCCGTACACATTGCCTTGGGCACTTACAATACTATCAACATTTATATTACCAGCATGAATATTGCCAGTGTCTACGTTGCCACCAGTGATGTTGCCTGTGGCTGTGATAAATCCTGGTGTAACAAGATTTCCGCCACGAATATTTCCTGCAGCACTAACTGTGAGACTTGAGACTGTTCCACCAGGAACACTGAGATTACCACCAGTTATGTTTCCTGTAGATGAAATTTGTCCAGCTGTAGTGATATTGCCGCCAACCACATTGGCAGTGGCAGTAACAGTGGTTCCTGTTACAGTGACACCAATTAGATTGTTGCCGGTGATGTTGCCAACCGCACTGATCGATCCGCTGGCTGCAACAGTAACAGCATTAACTTTGGTGGCGTCTACATTGCCTGCTGTGATATTGCCAGTGACTGTGGCTTGACCACTGGTTAACAAATTGCCGCCAGTGATGTTGGCTGTGGTTGTTACTGGTCCTGTTAAGCTGACTAGATTGCCAGTATATGTTGGAAGGTATGCAGCAACATTGGCATTGCTGTAATTACCCGCAGGTAAATTGGTTAGCTGACTACCGTCACCCAAGAAGTATGCACCAGTGACATTGCCACTTGCACTAACTGGGCCGCTGACAGTGACCGTGGCAGCGTTGACTCTACTGGTATCTACATTGCCTGCGGTGATATTGCCTGTGGCGGTTATTTGCCCTGTTGTGCGAATGTTGGCACCGGTGATATTAGACGTGGTTGTTACTGGACCAGCAAGACTAACTAGGTTACCGGTATAGGTCGGAAGATATGCAGCAACATTAGCATTGCTGTAATTTCCTGCAGGTAAATTTGTTAATTGACTACCATCACCAAGGAAGTATGCACCGCTGACATTTCCACTGGCAGTAATCGTAGCAGCATTGACTCTGCCAGTGTCTACATTACCTGCTGTGACATTTCCTGTGGCGGTTATTTGTCCGCTTGTGCGAATGTTGGCACCAGTGACATTGGCAGTGGTTGTTACTGGTCCTGTTAAACTGACCAGGTTACCGGTATAGGTTGGCAAGTAGGCAGCAACATTGGCATTGCTGTAGTTGGCATTGATACCCGTTAGTAACGCACCGTTACCCAGAATATAATTACCCGTGACGTTACCACTTGCAGAGACAGGTCCACCAACAGTGATGTTTGCAGCATTGACTCTGTTGGTGTCTACGTTGCCACCAGTGATGTTGCCTGTGGCTGTGATTTGCCCACTGGTTCTTATATTCCCACCAGTGACGTTAGAAGTGGTTGTGACCGGACCTGTCAAGCTGACCAGATTACCTGTGTATGTGGGCAAGTAGGCAGCTACATTGGCATTGCTGTAGTTGGCATTGATACCTGTCAGCAATGCACCGTTGCCCAGGATATAATTACCCGTGATATTGCCAGTTGCACTTACTTCGCCTGCAACATAGGCTCCGGTATTGGAAAATACCACAATATTGCCAGTTCCGTTGACTGTGACAAATATATTGGAACCTGCTGCAGGTATGTTGATATTGCTGTTGCCGTTTTCGACCCTGCTACCAGTGGTGGCCACAATGCCTGTGAGTGCTGACCCGTTACCGATGAAATAGTCAGCAGTGATATTACCGCTGACAACAATGCTGCCTGTGATGTCTAGCCCGCCGGAACCCACATAGATAGTGTTGAATCTTTGAGATAAGCTGCCCAGATCATACACATTGTCAATTCGTGGCAGCAGCGTGTTGTTGACCTGAATTTTACCAATACCCGAAGGACTCAGTATCAGGTTGCTGTTTATCACCGTGGTGGTGATGGTATTGTTGGCAATTTTTACATTTGAGCCAACAGGTCCAGATTCAAAAATCTGATTGAAGTTGTCGTTGGTAAATGCAAACGCTGTGCGTAACGGATCGCCCTGCCCGTCGTCGGGCACTGCGCCAATGTCAATAACATATTGGGTCATTCGTAAAGTCTCTTAGTGTATTTACCAGAGCCAGCAAGGCCAAGGTTGTAGGGAGATTACAGGTTTTCGCCGGTGTTTATCCTGTGTACAAAGGCTTTGAGATCAATGTGTGAGAAATTATCTATGTTTTTCAAGTCGGTAATTTCAGCAGTGGTTGTACCGCACACACGAACAAATTCCGTTCGGGCAAAGTCCCTAGCAACTGTGGATAATTGTTTGATCCAGTTGCCTGTAAAGGTAGGGGCAGCATCTGCAGACTTGTAAAACTCTGTTCCTGCATAAACATTGTTGAATTTACTGGCTGCTGTGCCAGCCATATCGTAGCCCAGTAGGTATATTCGTCGGTGTCCGTCGGATGCAGCTATTGCACACGCAATAGGGCCCGAACTGTTGCCATGATACTTTTTTGGAACCTGGTGTGCTCCTAGATCTGGCAAGGGTCTACGGGTATAAAATCTATTTTTTTTAGAATAACCCGAACGTTGTATGTGTTCTGCAATGGGCCTATCTGTGGCCACAAGACAATCGGGCTCAAAATCCCTGTACAGTCCGTTGCAACCATAAATTGGTCCCAAAGGTCGAATTCTGGTCAAATCAATAATTGATCGGCTTTGACCGTTGCCCAATACAAATGCTACGCTCATAAAAAATCCTCCCAGTATGTATCTGAGAGGATTCCGGTACTAAATCTATTAGGAAGTGACGTTTTCTACCAGTGCCAAGTTCAACAGATTTTGTTGTCCTGAGGCAATGCTGCCTGTGTTGGCTTGACCAGTGGTACCAGATTTGGTCATGGTGCCTTCGTCTGTAAAGAAGTTGGCCAAACTACGAAGATCGCCGGTAACTGAATCAGCAGCATAGTCGGAACCACCTTCCCAGCCCAGGATAAAGTGATTGGTAAGTTTACTGATGTAAACATCAGAGCTGGTGTCATCTATATAGGCAATACTCATGTTTCCATTGGTAGGAGATCCAGAATTGCTGAGTATACATACACCCACCAGATTCACACTGCCTGTGCCTGTGCTGCCCAGAGCGGCGGTGGCAGTGAAGATTGTGCCAACACCATAGTTGCCGGGAGCACCATAAGAGGTCCAGGCTGTGTTGCCAACCACAGCAATCATGTAGGCATTGCCCACAACTAGAGCAGTGAGGCTGGTTGCATCACCAACTAGATACTTGTGGCTGCCTTTTTGGCGTATGATATAACCAGTGGCAGAACCTGCTGCAGAACCAGAGGCCAAGGTGATATTCACTGTGACCACAACTCTAGGGTTTGTGGCACTGGGAGTATCTGTGGGGGCTGCACCACCTACCACACCCACATACTGTGTGGAATTGAGTGTTTGTGTTGGTGAGTTGAACACCGGTGCTGTGAGCGAGGCAAAGTTTGGATAGCCAAGATCCACACCCACGCTGGCGCCACCATTGCCGGAGCCGGTGGATAATTTTTGTATTTTAAGAGGACGACCCATGATTTTTTTCTCCTTAAAGAAGTCCGATGCGAGTTCCATTCGCTACGCGGCAGGGTAAATCACCGCATAAAACGCAGTATTGCGTTGACTTGTATTTAGCAAACTCGGTTTATTTTGCTCAGGGCTGTGTTATTCTTAAATATCTCATGAACCATCAAGAACTTATTGACCAAGGCAATCAACATCGCAGTGAGAACAATCCTGAACAGGCCCTGGCCTGTTACGCACAGGTGTTTGCTGAAGATTTCAATCACAGTGCAGCATTCAACAACTACGGTAATGTACTGAGAGAAATGGGCTATCCTGCTCGTGCTATTCCGTTTTTACATGCAGCACATGATATCAATCCTGCTGATGTCACTTCTGAGTTCAATCTTGCAGTGGCCTACCTGCTCAACGGTGATTATGCTCGAGGATGGCCCTTGTACGAAGCACGGTGGAGATTTGAACATCTTGACGGTACCAAACCCAAACTGGCTGAACCCGAATGGACAGGTCAAGATCTTCGAGATAAAACACTGTTGATCATAGGTGAGCAAGGACTTGGTGACCAAATACAATTCATAAGATTCACTGCCAATTTACACTCAACCGGTGTGAAAATAAAATTACTGTTGAATCCCAGTGTTAAGCCCTTGTTTCCGCAACCAGCCGGAATCATTGTGGGTATCTACGAACCCGGAGAAGATTTTGGTGAGTTTGATTACTGGATTGCCATGATGGACATTCCTAAAGTTATTGGTATGACTCTGGAAAATATTGCACACCAGTTGCAGTACATTGCAGCCGACCCTGCAAAAGCACAGATCTGGGCCAATCGACTAGGAGCTAAAACTCGCATGAGAATTGGTGTATGTTGGTCAGGCCGCAAGGATTCCTGGATACACAAACACAAAAGCATGCCTGTGGAAAAGATGGCTGATCTAATTCGTCGCAATCCTGAACATCAGTGGATCAACCTGCAGATGGATGCCACCGACGAAGAAACTGCTGTGATCACGGCTGCAGGCGGCGAGTGTTATCCGGGCACCATAAGAGACTTTTCAGACACAGCAGGACTCATGCATCATCTTGACCTGGTGATTTCTGTGGACACTGCCAATGCACACATGGCCGGTGCTCTAGGGCGGCCTGTGTGGATTCCGTTAAATGCGTATGGCAACTGCTGGCGTTGGTTGCTCAAGCGTGAAGATTCGCCTTGGTATCCCAGTGCTAGATTATTTCGTCAACCCCAAATGGGTGACTGGGACAGTGTGGTTGACAAGATGCACAAGTTCTTGAGCTGGTTCAAAATTTAAAGACCGCTGACAGAGAGCCAGTGAATGGCAAAAGAGTGATTATAAACAATGCAGAGTAAATATTTTAACCTATGTTATATGCAATAACTTCTTATTTTAACCCTGCTGTATTTCAAAATCATCTTGCCAAATATCGAGTGTTTAAGAATCATTTGGCTGTGCCTTTGATCACAGTGGAGCTGAGTTTCAACGGCAATTTTGAACTGAATAAATCCGATGCAGATTGTCTTGTACAGATATCTGGTGGTGCTATGGTCTGGCAAAAAGAACGATTATTAAACATAGCACTTGAACACTTGCCCGCAGACTGTGACGCTGTGGCCTGGATTGATTGTGATGTGCTGTTTGATGATCCTGGTTGGGTGGCTGATGCTGAACGTCAACTACAAGATAAGGTCATGGTTCAATTGTTCAATCGTTTTGTAGATCTTGAACCTGGCGAACATGTGATCCCCGACAGTTACCAACATGCAGGCCGTGGATTGATCTACGAAATAGAACAGCAGGGCATAGATTCACTAGAACGCAGAACACCTTATGGATGGGGACACACCCGCAGAGAAGTTAGCCCCGGCTTGGCCTGGAGTATTCGTAGAGATGTTGTTGATGAATTAAAATTCTATGATGCCATGATAATGGGTGCAGCTGATCGCATGATCCTGCATGCTGCATATGGGCGTTTCTCGACTGCTCCTGAAACTGTGCCTATCACCAACCAACATTTACAACACTATAATCAGTGGGCACGTCAATTCAATCAAGCAGTTCAAGGCAATGTTGGTTATATTCCACACACTATCTATCATCTATGGCACGGAGAAATACCCAATCGTGGCTACTGGTCTCGTCATGAACGATTACAACAGTTGGGTTTTGATCCTGCCTTGGACCTAACTATAGCGGCCAATGGTGCTTGGGTCTGGTCCAGACCCAGACCTGATATCGAATCTTACGCCGCTGAATATTTTCCCAGCAGAAAAGAAGATGGTGACCAGTGATATTTGAGTTGGCACAAGTTCATAAAACACGCCTGGGTTCAGCATTTGGGGTACCGGGTGCCACTGTTGTGCTATCTGTCAAGATTGATATTCCTGAGAACTTTGATTTTGCACAGGCAGACCAGGCCCTGGATCAAGCCCTGGGATTTACTGCTGTTGCCAATTCTAATGATCCACAACTGCAACTGCTGCATCGTGCTTTGAACTTGAGTTGTTTTGTTCAAGGCATGAATCGTATTGTAGTATCCAATCGTTATCATGTTATACAACAACAAGATCAAGTGTTTACCGTGATCATGAGCCTGGCCTCGGCTGTGGCAACCACAATCAGTTTCCGTTTTGTTGAACAGGTGTTGGAACAATTTGCCCAAGGTCAGTACAATATTGAATCCTTGATTGATGACTATAGTCAACAGTTAGATCCTCACGGTGAGCCTGGACAGAATCAAGGATTTATGGCTACCATGGCCATGAAGCATGACATACCTGCACACAGACTCTGGGCCGGAACACACATATTTGGCACTGGATGCTACAGCCAACGACTCAGTAGCACCATGACTCCGGCTACATCAGCACAGGGACTGATATTTGCTAAAAATAAAAGGACCACAGCCACTCTATTGCGTTTGGCAGGCTTGCCGGGTGCCGAGCATGTCACAGTCAAAACCTGGCAAGAAACCCTGGCAGCAGCAGATCAGTTGGGCTATCCTGTGGTAATCAAGCCTTATGATCGTGACAACGGACAAGGCGTCTATGCTGGTATTGCTGATAAATCAACCCTGCGACTAGCCTACAATGAAGTGACAAAATTAGTTTCAGAATTTCTAGTTGAGCGTCATGTTGAAGGAACGGGACATAGATTTACCATCTACAAAGATCAAGCCATAACTGTGACTCGTAAACTTCCAGCTACCATTGCTGGAGATGGCATGAACACAGTCAAATACCTGATTGACAATTACGAAAACGAATCCAGACGCATCAAACGACCCGACAATGATGAACCATTTGTGATCATAGCCACCAATGGGGCACGTCATGACATAGATGAAGAAGTGTTGGGCATGCTGAAACAACAAGGGGTTGAGTTAGACACCGTGTTGACCGAGGGCCAGACCATACAACTGAGACGCAGAAACAATGCCAGTGCTGGTGGACAAACTCGAGCCATTGATCGTGCTATCATTCACCCTGACAACACGGCTGTGTGTTTGCGAGCTGCCAGGATTGTGGGCCTGGACATAGCCGGAGTTGATTTTATCACTACAGATATTACTCGTTCTTGGTTGGAGACTGGTGCTCTTATTTGCGAAGTCAATGCCATACCGCAGATTGGCTACAACCATGGCATTGAGCCTGTGATGTTGGATCTGTTCCGGTTGGGATCGCGTATTCCAGTTCACTTGGCCATAGTTGATGATCCTTTACCTGTCGGCATGGCCATGGAATTAGCGGCTGCGTATGCTGCCGACGGATTAGCCACGGATCAAGGACTATGGTTAAACGGACTACAAATTACTGCCAGCTGGCCTGATAGTTATGCGGCCGCAAAAAGTTTGATCTTCAACCCAGAAGTCACATCGGCTGTGTGTGTTATGACCAAGGCAGACGTGGCAGCACATGGCCTGCCTTTGGACCGCTGGGACAATATTCTAATAGAAAATCCCGATGATGTTGTGTTCCTTGTCCAAGCACACAGTAAAAATATACAACCTTTGAAAGTAAATCGTGAACAAACAATGGCTTGAAAAACTTTTATCAAACCCTGACATGCTGGAAATGGGGCATGGACAAACTGCTGAAGATTCAAATCTGGGGCTGGGCTGGATATACTACTCTCTGGCCCGGGTGTATCGACCCAAACGGGTGGTGTGCATTGGCTCTTGGCGTGGCTTTGTGCCCATGCTGATAGCTCGTGGCATGCAAGATAATCTGGATACAGGATCCGTGACGTTCATTGACCCTGGCCTAGTTGATTCTCACTGGCAAGATGCTGATCAAGTTCAGACATGGTTTGAGGATCATGCAGTTCCTAATATTCAACACTACAGAATGACCACACAGGAGTTTGTTACTACAGCAACATATCAGGAGCTGGACAACATAGACATGTTGTTTGTGGATGGACTACACACACAAGCACAAGCTCGATTTGATTATACCAGCTTTGAACACAAAATGAGTTTGCAGTCTATTGCACTATTTCACGACAGTATAACTCGCTTTCATTCGCCAATCTATGGAGCGGATCGCAAGTATGAGTTTAGTGTGTGTGACTATATCACAGAATTAAAACAGCGATCTGACCTACAGGTCATGGACTTGCCGTTTGAAAATGGCTTGACCTTGGTGCGTCAGTTAAAGACCAAATCTTGAGCGGTAGTGGTTGAAGTTTTGAGTAACTTCTGCGTCGCTTAAAGCAAGATTGTAGACATTAACAATGGCCAATCCGCCGCCCCAGAACCCGCCTGGATCCCAACGTGTCATTAAACCATATCCAATTCCAGGGTTGGCCGCCCCACCTGGTGGCCTATTGGTAGTTTCGACCAGGGTGTTGTTTACATACAGGTTGAGAGTGGTGCCATCAAATGTGCCCACAATCTGATACCAGTTTCCTGGTGTTAGTGTATATGGATTGGTGGTTTGGAATCCTCCACCATACCACCAGGTCTGTAAATCAGACGCATTATTAGTAGAACCCAGGCCAAGATTGATAGTGCCACCGCCGTATGGGTATTCTGTGAATATGTTGGGTCCACTGGCAGTATTGGTACCATCGTAATAATGCCAGGCTTCGATTGACCAGTTGGCCAGTGTGCCCAAGTTTGTGGGGCTGGCTGCATACTGTCCTGCGCTGGGCGTAAACTGTATGTATCCACCGTTGGCACTGTTGTATGTGGGACCGTTTACCAGTGTAAACGTCATTGATCCAATGGTGTCAGTCCAGGTAGAGTAGCCCCCTGCTCCAGGATAACTGGCAGGATTGCCAGCGTCAAGACTCAGCACCGGAGGTGTAAGTACTGTCACTGGAGCAACTGATATGCCCCTGCCTAAGGTGATTCCGCGTCCGATTGTTATGGCCATTTTTAACTTATCGTAGTGTAACCGTAACGCACAGTGACATTACCGCCGCTGGTATTGTTGATACCAAAGTCAAATCTATTGGTAGTTGAACTGGGAGCCGTATTGCTACGAACTATGGCATTGGCAGTGCCTGTAAACTGATTGGGTATGCTGGTAAAGTCAATGGGCGTTCCGCCACCGTTGTAGACCCAGGCATACTGAGCACCCACAACAGGCACGTTGGTGTTGGTAACGGTGGCCGTGGCATTCCAAACCAAGATACCATTGGTGATATTGCAATCAACCCACATGCTATATGTGCCGCTATTCACCGTGAAATTCTGGGTGCTGTTGCCCACAGGCACGTCCCACGATCCTGTTACCTGAGTAGCAACATTAGATAAGGTATTGCCGTTGCCAAAGAAATTAGCGGCTGTGACATTGCCACTAACACTTATGACATTGCCATAGGTGATTTCTTTTGAAGTGGTGTTGTAGAACATGACTTCGGCAATATTTGAATTATCATTGCGGACTGGTGCCACAGTGAATGTGTTGGCTACTGTTTGATCTAAGTTGGCTCCAGTGGCATTTAATATGATTGAGTTGTTGCCTTGTGAAGTGCGACCAGCAAAATTACCAATTGCCAATGCGGTAGAGCCTTGTGATGTGTGTCCGGCATAATAGCCAATAGCCACTGAGTAAGCGCCTTGTGATGTTTGTCCAGCATCGCCGCCGATTGCTATTGCGATGTTGCCTTGTGAGTTTTGACCAGCATTAATACCAATTGCCAATGCGGCCGTGCCTTGTGATGTTTGTCCGGCTTGATCACCAATGGCCACTGCGACAAGACCTTGTGTGTTATAACCAGCAGTAAATCCAATGGCCACTGCGCCGCCGCCTTGTGAGGTTAGTCCGGCGGCGTTACCAAATGCCACTGCATTGTTTGCGGTGTCTCGAATCACTGCACCGTTTACAAGTGTGACAGTTCCAGTGCTAACATTATTAGCACCAGTGATGTTGCCACCGGTCAGGGTGATATCGCCTGAACCGCCAGGAGTTGTTAAATTACCGTTTGCGTCGAAGGTCCATTGATATTGTGCTCCGCTCCAATCTGTTTGGATAAACGCACTGGTGTTGCTGACACCCATGTAAGTATTGCCAGTATCACCAGCAAGTTCTATGTAACTGTTGGCGGCAGCATAAAGATCATACCCAGTAAATATTGCACCATTAGGGAATGTGGTATTACCATCTACACCAAAGTTCCATTGATATGTATTGGCATTGATTGTCACATTGCTATTGGCTACAGGAATCGAGACATTGCTGGTACCATTATAGATGATGTTGGCCGAACCACCACCACCTACATCAAATGTAATCTCACCC